CTGATGGAGGACAAACCTCGTCGTGGCCGCCCGCCGAAAGAGGCTTTAGCGGAGGCATAGTATGGGCAGCACGATGATTCAACTCATTCAGCAATGCACGAATGAGTTAGGCATCCCGACGCCAAACACGGTGGCTGGTAACGCCAGCCAAGAAACCGTGCAGTTGTTGGCGTTGATGAACGCAGCAGGCTATGAGTTGCTTCGTCGTGCTGATTGGCGTGAACTGACGCGCCAGCATACTTTCTACACCGAGGCGACGACCGCTACGGGCGATTGGGTCAATGGGGTAGCCGCGATCACCGGCCTTGCCTCTACGACAGGGCTGGATACGACGTATCAGGTGCAGGGCGTGGGTATCCCCAATGCGACCTACATCACATCCGTTGGCCCCACCTCGGTTGCGCTTAACTATCAGGTCACCGAAACGCAGGTTGGCGGGCAGGTCATCTTCCAGAAGGTGAAGTATTCCATGCCTGCTGACTACTACAGCACAGTCAACCGCACGCATTGGGACAAGAGCAAGCGTTGGGAAATGCTTGGCCCTGAGTCGCCGCAGCAATGGGAATGGTTGCTGTCGGGCTACATCAGCACCGGCCCCCGTATCCGTTGGCGTCTGCTTGGTCAGTATTTCCAGATTTGGCCGGGTATGAACGCGGGTGAGTTGCTGGGCTTTGAGTACCGTAGCAAGGGATGGGCGTATAGCCCGACCGGCATGGTGCAGAACAGCATGACGGCTGACAACGACACCTGCATCTACCCAGATCGCGTAATGGTGTTGATGACCAAGCTCAAATACTTTGAGGCCAAGGGCTTTGACACCACGGCGCTGTACCGCGATTTCCTGATGGAACTAGAAGCAGCGGTGGCGCAGGACACGGCAGCCGCCAATCTCTCGTTTGCACCACGACCGGGAACCGTACTCATTGGATACGACAATATCCCCGACTCTGGCTACGGCACGGGCAACAACTAAATGGCTTCGCCCACTCGCCGCCGTCTCATCCAGCGCACACAAGCCAATGTGGCGTCCCTCCCCGCCCCTGTGGGCGGCTGGAACGCACGCGATGCGCTTGCCAACATGGCTCCCACGGATGCCGTCACGCTAGACAATTTGTTCCCCGGCGTCAGCAGCGTGACGTTGCGCGGTGGCTACGACAAACACGCCACAGGCATGACCGGCCAGATTGAAACGCTGATGACCTACAGCGCAGGCACGACAGACAAACTGTTTGCCATCGTTGGCGGCAACATTTTTGACGTTACTGTGGCAGGCCCGGTGGGTGCCGCAGTCGTAACGGGGCTGTCTAACAGCCGCTGGGAATACACCAACATTACGACCGCAGGCGGCAGTTACCTGTATGCCGCGAACGGCGCTGACAAACCACGCCTTTACAACGGATCATCGTGGACAGCCATTGACGGCGCATCCACACCTGCCATCACAGGCGTCACCACTACCACGCTCACCTCGCCCACCCTGTTTAAAAACAGGATGTGGTTCATCCAAAAAGACACCTTAAAAGCATGGTATTTGCCGACCGCATCGGTGGGCGGTGCAGCTAACGCGCTAGACCTGTCATCGGTTGCACATTTGGGTGGCAGCCTTGTGGCGATGGCGTCATGGACGATTGACGCAGGCTACGGCGTAGACGACAACCTTGTTTTTGTCACCGATCAAGGCGAGGTTATCGTTTATCGCGGCACCGACCCCTCTAGCGCCTCCACATGGGCGCTGATCGGCGTCTGGATTATCGGTGCGCCTATTTCTAAGCGTTGTTTGCTGAAATACGGCGGCGATTTGCTGGTTTTGACGCTTGATGGCCTGATTCCGATGGCATCGGCGCTGCAATCGTCACGCCTTGACCCCAACGTGGCGCTGTCGGACAAGATTCAAGGCGCGTTTGCCGTTGCTGCCAAAACGTACAAGAGCAACTTTGGTTGGGGGATGCTGTATCACCCGCTAAACAACGCTCTGATTGTCAACATTCCTGTGTCGTCTAACGCACAAGTGCAGTTTGTGATGAACAACATCACCAAAGCGTGGTGTCGGTTCACCGGCTGGTATGCAAACTGTTGGTCATCGCTAAACGATGAGCCGTATTACGGCGCTGATGGGTACGTCGCAAAGGCTTGGACGACGGGAACCGGCTCGGCGGGCTATAACGACAATGGTCAGGCCATCAATAGCAAGGCACTACAAGCGTTCAATTACTTTGACACCCGTGGCGTCATCAAATACTTCACCCGTGGCCGCACAACCACCTACTCCAACGGTCAGCCGACCATTGGCGTTGGTATTGCGGTGGATTTCCAGACCGATGACTTCCTTGGTGCGTTGTCGTTTGTCGGCACCAATTACGGTCTATGGGACGTTGGGCTATGGGATCAGGCGATTTGGGGCAGCAACACGATTGCGAGCAACACGGTCGTAGGGTTGAGCGGTATCGGTTATTGCGGCGGCATCATTTTCAACAGCAGCAGCAAGAACGTATCGCTTGAGTGGGCATCAACTGATGTGGTGTATCAACTCGGATGGGCTGGAATATAGTCAGCGGCCCCCATGTGGGCCATTGGGTGATGTCACGCACCGATGGTGCGTATAACCCCGACCGCTCGGTTGCCATCGGCCTTGAGCGAGACGGTGAGTTGGTCGCCGGTACGGTTTACGAGATGTGGAACGGCAGATCGGTCGTTTGCCACATCACTTGGGATCAAATCACACCGGCTTACCTTGCCGCTGTGTACGACTATCCCTACAACGTCGCAAATGTTGATAAGATAATAGGGCCGATTTCCAGCAACCATACCCGGGCGCTGAAACTGGTCACGAAAATGGGGTTTTCGGAGGAAGCGCGGATCAAAGATGGCGCACCTGACGGAGACATTGTTTTTATGACGCAGACACCAGACAGGTGTCGTTTCTTGGAGCCGAGGTATGGGCAAAAAATCACCATCGCCGCCGCCAGCGCCTGATTACACCACCCTAGCCATTAAGCAGGGTGAGGCGAACTTGGCCGCTGCCAAGCAGTCGGCGTATATGTCCAATCCCAACATCTACGGCCCCACCGGGTCGCAGACGGTTACTTGGCAAAAAACCCCGACCGTAGACACCGACGCCTACAACAAGGCGTTGCAGGCTTATCAAGATCGCATTGCCCAATACGGCCCCGAATACGCTGGCGAAGCTCCTAACCAAGATCAGTTCACGACGTTTATTGAGCAACCGACTGTTCGGCAAACTATCAGTCCCGAGGCTGAACAGGCTTTGCGAGCGCAAGAACAAGCGCAGTTGTATATGTCGCAAGCGGCGCGTGGCGCTGCACAAGGACTTGGCAACCTCGGTATTGCGTCAGCCTTTGACGCTCGTAGCATCCCCGGCATCCAGTACAACGTCGCTAACGCAGGCGCGATTGATCGCGGCGCGGTTGGCGGCGAATTGCCGGGCTACACCGACCTTGGTTATGCCACATCAGGTTTAGCCGGTGCGCCAACTGGCGCTTACACACCGATTGCGGGTTATAACGTTGAAGGATTGCCGGGCCAGATTGGGCCGGGACAACAAGCAAGCGGGCTAGGCAGCATCACAGGGGCGGTTGATCCGCGACAATCTAATTATTACGGTCTTGCTCAAGGCGGCCCCGGTGCGCCAACTAATCTTGGGCAGTTAGATGAAGCGCGGTTTTTTGCGCGCATTGCTCCCGGCGCATTTGATTTTGGCCCTGCAATTAGCGGCCCTGCTGCGCCACAACTGCAAGGTTTAAACATCAGCGGCGTTGGCGGTGTTGGTGAAGGCGTGGGCGGCGGTGCGTTCGGTTACGCACAAGGCGGCCCATCAGGCGGCCTTTTTGGCTTGGCTGGCGGTGGCCCTGCTGGTGTTCAATTTGGCGGTTTGGACACCAGCGGTGTTCAAGGCGTTCAAGGCAACGTCGGGTACTACGGTCAAGCACAAGGCGGCACCGTTGCTGGCCCACAGTTACGCGGCCTTGATTTAACCGGCATCGGCGGCCCTGCCGCTGGCCCCGCACAAGGCCAATTCGGTTACGCCCAGCAGTTTGTGCAAGGCCCGCAGTTACAGGGTCAGATTGACCTATCTGGTATTGCACAAGGCCCAATCAATGCGGGCATGACGGCGCAACAGGCGCTGTTGTCGCGTTTGTCACCGCAGTTGCAAGGTGAGCGTCAGCAACTCCAGACGCAACTGATCAACCAAGGTCTACGACCGGGTGGTGAGGCGTATAACGCCGCCATGTCGGCGCAGATGCAGAAGGAAAACGACCTTCTGTTGCAAGCCGCAGCGCAGGGTATCAGCCTTGATCAAGCGGCGCGTCAGCAGGGATTTGCAGAGCAGCAATCCCGCGCTATGTTTGCCAACCAAGCCGCTCTGTCGGGCTTTGGTGCGGGCATGGAGCAGGCGGGGCTGTACAACCTTGGCTTGCAGCAGAACCTGCAAGGATCGTTGGCTACGCAAGCCGCGCAGAACGCCGCTCAACAGCAAGCGTTCCAGCAGCGGTTGGCAGGCGCAGAGTTTGGTCAGGAAGCAGAACTGGCGCGATTCGGTGCAGGAATGCAGTCCGAACAGGCCCGCAATCAGGCCATCGCTCAAAACACGCAGATGGCGTTGCAATCGGGTCAATTTGCCAACGAAGCACAAGCGCAGCAGTTTGCACAGCGGTTGGCAGCGGGCGAATTTGGCCGCGAGGCACAACTGGCGTCATTCCAGACAGGACAGCAGGCGCAGCAGGCAATCAATCAAGCAATCGCACAAAACTTTGCACAGGGCCAAGCCGCCCAACAGATGCAAAATCAAGCGATGCAGCAAAACTTACAGAATCAGTTGGCTGCCGAGGAAGCCCAGCGAGCAGCGCAGGCACAACGGTTTGGTCAGGCCGCTGGCATGACAGAACTTGGCGCACAGTTGGCCGGTCAGCAGTTTGGCATGGGACAACAAGCAGCAGAAACGCAAAACGCGGCTGTTGCTCAAAACTTCCAGCAAGCGATTGCAGCGCAACAGGCGCAAAACGCCGCCATTGCACAGAATTACCAGCAAGCCCTTGGCGCGGCTGGTTTCAACCGCGAAGGTTTGTTGCAGCAGTTTGGCGTAGGGCAGCAGGCGCAAAGGCTCGCAAACGAGGCAATTTCTCAAAATTATGAGCGTGATTTGGCGCAGCAGGCTGCGCTTAATCAGGCTTATCAACAAGTTTTCAACCAACAACTTGCACAACAGCAACTTGGCAATCAGGCTGCTGGGCAAAACTTTGAGCAGCAGTTGCAGGCGTATCAAGCCAACCTTGCACGACAAGCCCAACAAGCCGGTCAAGCGCAAGGAGCCGCAGGGTTTTACAACCAAGCCCAAGCGCAGGCGATGCAACAGGAGTTGGCTCGTCAGCAGGCGCAAAACGCCGTGCAGGGGCAGCAATTCCAGCAAGTTGTGCAGCAGCAGGAAGCCCGCAACGCCGCGTTGGCGCAGCGGTTCCAGCAGGACATGGCGCGACAGGCCGCTGGCAATGCCGCTCAACAGCAGCAGTTCCAGCAAAACATTGCCAACCAGCAGTTTTACAACACCGCTGTGCAGCAGGCACTTGCCCAACAGGCGGCTATCCGCTCGTTGCCGGTCAACGAGATCAGCGCCTTGTTGTCAGGCGGTCAGGTCAGCATCCCGCAGTTCCAAGGCTATCAAGGCGTGTCGGTCGCACCTGCACCGATATTCCAAGCCGGTCAGGCAGCGGGCGATTTCGCACAACGCAATTACCAGAACCAAGTGGGCGCATACAACGCAAACATGGGCCTCCTCGGCAGCATCGCGGGTATTGCAGGCTCTGCCGCAGGCGGCCCGCTTGGCCTCATGGGCGGCTTATTCGGGAGATAAACTATGAACGGATTTACACCTGACCGAAAACCGCAGCAGATGGCGCGTATGCTGGCAATGCAGGAGCGGAATCTGTCGCTCAACAGCCCCGGCAACAATATGCGGAATGTCCCGCAGCCTAACCTGATGTACTCGGGCGCTACGCCTAACACCAACCCCGGCGTGCCGCCGCAGGCCATGAACTTTAACGGCCCACCGCAGGCTATGCAGGGCGGTCGTCCGATGGGTTACGGGCCGCCCGTTCGCAGCATGGGCCAGCCGCAGATGGGGCCGCCTCGCTCACCGCAAGTGGGCGGCATGATGCAGCGCCCGCGTATGCCCGCTCCCGCAGGTATGACTACGCCGCAGGGAGGCTCATACAGAGGGGACTTTGAAAATGCCGGTTAAGTACACGCAAACTTTCCGCGCACCAACTGAATACGAGCGTCAGTTAGAGGAGGCGCGTCGGCGTGCGATGCTGGCAGAAGCCCTCGCACAGCAGCAATATGAGCCGATGGAAGGCAACGCAGCGCCGATCCCCAAGGCTGCGCCGCTCGTAAAGGCATTGCAGAGTTTTATGACCGCCCGCGCAGGTCGTCAGGCAGAAGAAGCCAAGGCTGAAGCAGAAAAGGCAGGCCGCACCGAATTTGCTGATTACATCCGTTCGTTTGACCCTGAGCAACGCAACGTCAACATGGCGCAACTTGCCGCGATGGAAGCGCCGATGCCAATGCTGGAGGATGGCCGCATATCGTATGCGCCGCCGAGCGCCGTGGCAGCGCCAAACCAGCGTTTGATGCCAATGATGGGGGCAGACGGACAGCCTGATTTTAGCCAGCCGATGCAGATGCAGGTGGGCGGCCCGCTCACGGCAGCGCAGAAGCGTGCGCGAGCATTGGAGGGTTTGGAAAGCGGCAACCCGATGGTGCAGCAGTTCGCCATGTCGCAGTACGAGGCGACAATGCCTAAAACGGCCAGTCTCAAGATTGGCGACATTGACCCCAGCAAGTTCACGCCTGCAAGCGTGGCTGATGCCACTCGCACGGGCGACATCAGCAAATTGGTTGCGATTGAAAAGCCTGCCGAGTCTATGGTGGGCAAGCCGTCACCGGCTGACTTTACGCCCGCCAGCATTGCCAAATTCTCAAGCACAGGCAATTACGCTGATTTAGTGCCAGTTCCCAAGCCTGCGGCAGTCACCAACATTAATCTTGGCGATAAAGGCAGTCAGTTAGCGCAAGAGTTGTATTTGAAAAAGATTGACGCTTTGAGTGGGCCAGCAAAAAACGCCACTCGCGTTCTATCGCAAGTCAATGCAATGGACGCTGCAACGCAAAAAGGAACCTTTACGGGAACATTGGCACCGACCGCTGTCGGCGCAGCGCAATTTTTGGACAGTTTTGGATTCAAAATTGATCCAGAAATTTTGTCAAACACTAGAGCGTTTCAAGCCGCAAGTAGCCAGTTGGTTCTGCAATTTATGGCAAGCCTTGGCGGCGCTCGCGGATTTACCGATAAAGAAACGGCAATCTTGCAAGATGCTTTCCCGAAAATTGTGGATTCGCCGCAAGCGCGTAAACAGATCGCTGATTTGTTGCGCGATAGAGCGTTTCAAGATGTTCAAGACTACAACGATGCTGTGGATGTCTTTGGTAGAAAATACAAAGATACCGTTAGCCCGTATGAAAAGATTGATAATGAAGAACTGCGGTATCTTCGTTGGAAGCGTAGTCAAGGGGGTCGCTGATGGACGACTTTACGCCAGAGGAAATTGAACGCTTCAAAAAGCGTTTAGCCGCTGAACAAGGCATGGCGAACATAGACGCCATGACGCACACCGTTTCTACGCCTGTATCGCGCCCTTCTTCTGCGCCACAAGCGCGTATGTACGACCCCAAAACCGGCACGATTGGCGGTGAAGTAAATCCTTTGATTCGTGCATTGATGGGCGTCGGCGCTGGCGTTGAGCGTGCCGCTGCAAGCGCAGGCGAATTGACCGGCTTGGTATCGCCAGAGCGGTATCAAAACATCCGTGAACGCAACGAACCGTTTACGCAAGGGCCGTTGGGAGCAACAGGCGAGTTTGTTGGCGAAACGGCTGCTTCATCATTAATGGGTGGCCCAATAGGTCGGATGTTTCGCATGGGCGGCCCGATTATGCGCGGCGCTATTGAAGGCGGCGCGACGACTTACGCCACCGCTGAACCCGAAAACCGCAGAACGGAAGGTGCATACGGCACTTTAGCGGCTGCTGCGGTTCCTACCGCTGGCAGGGTAGCTCGCACCGCAGTAAGCGGCATTGATATGTCGCCCGCTGCTCGTCGTCTTACGTCAGAAGGCGTGGAATTAACGCCGGGGCAAATCGCGCCAAACGGCACATGGGCAATGGTTGAAGAATCCATGATGCGGATTCCGTTGATTGGCCCCAAAGTCGCCGCAGCCCGTGAGCGCGGCTGGCAGCAAACGCAAGCATTGATTGGCAAAGAGGCGGCCCCACCGGGGTACACGCCGCCTGCTAAAACCGATGTGCGTGACACATACAACGACCTTAAAGACGCTTACAACACCGCATATGATCAATTTAAGGGCTATCCATTACAGCCTGTGTTAATGCGAGTGCAGGGCGGCAATGTGCCGTTGTCGCAAGCAATGGCAATTCCGCGTCAAGCCGCTGCCGATCCGAAATCTCGTCGCTATGTTCAGTCATTTATTGACAACGAACTTGGCCGAATTAAAGGGCGGCAGTTGACTAGCGGTGATTTGCTAACGATCCGATCCAATATCCGCACAAAGTTGCGTGATATGTCGGGCAATCAAAATTTCCCAGACGCAGAATCTTTGCTGCAAAACGCCGAGAAAAAAGCAACGGAAGTGTTGGAGTCGCAACTGCCGCCTGACGCGATGAAAGCGTTGCGCGAGGTAGATGCCAAATATGGCAACTTTAAAGTGCTTGAAGATGCCATTGTTCGCTCTAAAGATCGCCCAGATGCGTTTACGCCAGCGCAATTTTCTATGGCTGTGAAGGAAAGCACGGGCAGCAAGGGTCAGTATGCAAGTGGTGGCGGTCGGATGCGCGATATTGCCGCCGAATCAGTAGACGTTTTCTCACCGCGAACGCCCGTAACTGGAGCGCAGCAACCAAGTCAGCTTGTTGGCTACGCGGCTGCCGTTCCTGCATCTTTAATTTATGGCGACCGTGGTCGCAAATTAGGCAAAGTGTTGGCGGGGCAAACCGACGTTCAACGTCAACTCCAAGACTTTGAAAACAAGTTCAAACGCAAACTTTCAGAGCGAGAGCGTGAAGAATTGGCCCGAGTATTGCGTATGGGCGCGGCTCAATACTCGGCTCAACAGCAGCCGTTCTTTGCGACGACACAGGAGTAAACGAGCATGAGCTTTAACGGCAGCGGCGTATTTGTCATCAATTCGGCAGGCCAGCCGGTCGTTGCCAACACGGTTATCTCGTCAACCGTTTTCAACGCTCTGACGGCTGACCTTGCTACCGGCTTGACCAACTGCATCACCAAGGACGGTCAATCCACGCCCACGGCTAACATCCCGATGGGCAACAACAAGATCACGGGCCTTGCGGTGGGTACGCTGGCAACCGACGCCGCTAACCTTTCACAAGTACAGTCCACCTCGGTCAAACTGATCACGGTCAGCGGTGCCGATACCGTTACTGGCACGCTCTCGCCTGTTCTTGCGGCGTATGAAGCAGGCCAGATGTTCTATTGGGTGGCCGCTGGCACTAATACCGGCGCTGTCACGCTCAACATCAACAGCCTTGGCGCAAAAGCAGTCACGCGAGACGGCAGCACGGCGCTAATCGCGGGTGACATCCAATCTGGCGAAATCGTGATGGTCGTTTACGACGGCACGCGGTTCCAGATGATCAACGCCGCCAACTCTTTCGGCAACACGACGATCAACGGCACCCTGACGGTTACCGGCAACACGACGTTGCAGGCTAACGTCAGCATCGGTTCTACGTTGATCGTAGGCGGTACGCTGGCGGTGGTCGGACGATCCGACCTGCCGACCGTATCTACCGCCTCCATGAACGCAGCGGTGGCAGCGGTTACTGACCTGCGTGCTACCAGCGCCTCTATTACTTCCGCAAACGTCGGCACGGCGGTTATCTCCACAGGTACGGTGACTAACCTCACCGCTACCAGCGCCTCTGTGGCGTCGGTTAATGCGGGCGTGGCGCTGCTGACGACGGCGACGGTTACCGACCTGTCGGCTACCAGCGCATCTATCGCATCGGCCAACCTGACTAACGCCAACATCACCAACCTTACGCTTACGGGCGTATCGGTGGCGTCGGCAAACATCGGTGTCGCTAACGTCACGGACTTGCGTGCAGCGGGAGCCTCGGTCACCTCTGCCAACGTCGGCACAGCGGTCATCACGACCCTGACAGCCACGGGAGCATCGGTCGCATCGGCTAACGTCGGCACCGCAGCGGTTACCCGATTGGACGCCACGGGCGTATCGGCTGCCTCCATCAACGCAGGTGTGGCCGTCGTTACTACCGGCACGGTCACCAACCTCACATCCA